TATGCCATCCTGCATCTGGCCGAACCCATCGAGGTCGATGATGAGCCTAGGGAATACATCGTCACAAAGAGCAAACCCGGAACCATGTACGGCGGCTTCAACTCGGTGACCATCGAGGGCTACGCCGTCAAAACAACCATCGAATGAGCGACCGCCCTATGAGCAAGGCTGAACTGGAAGCCTACATCGCAGACGAGTTTATCCCTGCCATGCGTAAGATGCTACCCGTGATTACCCCGCCACCCGACTGGCAACCCATCGAGACGGCCCCGAAGGATGGGACAACTATCCTTGTATTTCACAACGGATCAATGTGGACTGTCCTCTGGTCTGATGTTCAAGAATGGCATGATGCCAATGATTACGGATACACGCCGACCCATTGGATGCCCCTCCCCAAGCCTCCGACCGTATGAGCAATAAGGCAATCGGAGTTTTCATGTTCATGGCTCTTGGCATCGGAAACATAGTCTGGGCTTGGAGTTGCCTAATCATCAACTCGATCAAGGCGAAGGAGTGGAAGGAGATTTTCTGGGTACACGCCGTTCTGCTCTACATCATCGTGGCAATCTACTTCCTCTGCACATGAGCGAACGCCCTCGACCCATCGACATCGCCGGACGGCTCGGCATCTCGAAACAACTCGTCAACGCCTACATCACCCAAGGGATGCCCATCGACTCCATCGAGTCAGCCGAGGCGTGGGTCATGTCCAAGCGCGCCGTCCGTGGCGGCGGCTCAGGCAGGGTCACCAGCGACAAGGATTTCAACGAGACGGTCGAGCGTCAGCGCGAACTGAAGGCTCTGGCCCATCAGCGGTACCTCGATGACCTCGCCGACCCGGATGCCGATGCCAGCAAGTCGTACTCGACCTACGACAAACTGGTAAAGACCCTCATCTCGATGGAGAAGGAACTCCATGCGCGCCAGATCGCCAGCCGTGAGTTCATCCGCACCCAGACCGCCATCGAGCGTTTCGGCAAGATACTGACGAACCTCCGCAACGAACTGACCCAACTCGGCACCAAGGTGGCTTCACGGGCTAACCCAGACCATCCGGGTCGCGCGCTCAAGGCCATCGACGAGGAGATGACCCGCATACTGTCCCGTGTGTCGGAGGCGGTGGCGGAGTCCGAGGAAGAAGTGAAGATGCCGCAGGCGGAGTCAGACCCGATTGAGGTTGACGGACAGACCGATGAAATAGACGATACCGAAGAATGAGCAAAGCATTTTCACACGACAGGTCTGCGTACGGTAAAGACGAATGGCTTACGCCCAAATACATCACGGATGCGCTTGGTTGTTTTGATCTAGACCCATGTTCTCCAATCAACAGGCCGTGGGAAACCGCATCCAGATATTTCACCCAACTGGATGACGGTCTAGCACAGGAATGGTCTGGTCGTGTTTGGTGCAATCCTCCGTATGGCACAGAAACAAAGAAGTGGATGAAGAAACTTCAAAAACACGGCAACGGAATAGGTCTTATTTTTGCACGAACCGAAACAAAGACATTTTTTGAAAGCATCTGGGACAAGGCTGATGCTGTTTTCTTCTTCAAAGGCAGGGTTTCTTTTTTCCATGTAAGCGGAGAGTCTGGCGGGCCTGCTGGTGCGCCGTCTTGCCTAGTGGCCTACGGCAAGAACAATGTCGAAGCCATAAGGTCTGCACAATTGGAAGGAAAGATAGAAGGAAAATTGATCATTTTGTGAACGACACCACGGCTGACATCTACGAGTCGCACCTGCGGGCGATGCTGGCACCAGACCCCGATGGCGACATCGTGGACTGGCTGGAAGCCAATGTGAAGAATATGCCGGGGCCGATGCCGGGTGCGTTCCGGGTCGAGTCAACGCCGTACCTCGCGCCGATCCTGCGGGCTATGACCGACCCAGAGATACACACCATCGTGGTCTTTGGCGCAGTCCAGATGGGCAAGTCCACCCTGCTGGAACTCTGGTCTGCCTTCATCGCCGCCCGCACACCCGGGCCGACCCTGCTCTTGCAGGATGTGGACTTGAACGCAAAGGACTGGCAGGCGAACCGCCTCAAGCCCATCTGGGAGGCAACACCCGCCGCGCAAGCGAAGATCAGCACCACGGAGAAGTCCAACTGGCACACGCACCAGTTCCAGCGTTGCACGATGTGGGTTCTCGGCGCGGACAACAAACGAAACCTGCAACGCCGTTCCATCCGCTTCCTTGGCGGGGACGAGGTTTGGTCGTGGAAGAAGGGTCACCTAGGCGAAGCCCAGCGTCGCCGCACCGCCTTCACTTGGAACGGCAAGTCCGTGTTCATCTCGCAGGGCGGTGTCGATGGCGATGACATCACGAACCTCTGGAACACCTCCGACCGCCGGGAATGGATGTTCCGTTGCCTGTCTTGCGATACCTTGCAGTCCTACGAGTGGGAGCAGTTGATCTACCCGGAAGATGCCAAGGGCGGCGGCGGATGGGAAATCGAGAAGGTCAAGAAGGGCATCAAGTACAGGTGTAAGTCGTGCGGGCATATGCACGATGACTCCTTCGCCGTCCGACAGGAGATGAACCTCAAGGCGGAGTATGTGCCGATGAACCAGTCCGCACCCAAGGGCATCGTTGGCTTCCATTGGAACTCGCTGTGCGCCCAATGGGGTCTGTCGTGGGGCGACCTCGCCGAAGAAGCCATCAACGCCAAGCGCGCCTACGATGAGCATGGGGACGAGACTGCCCGCATCGAGTTCCGCCAGAAGCGATTGGCCGTGTCGTGGGTCGAGAACCCGGACGAGGACGGCGGCGAGGTCATGCCCAGCGGCTACCGCATGGCCGACCCGTGGGATGACGAGGCGGCGATGGTGGACGGCAAACTGGTTCCTGCGCCGATCACGGACGAACACAGGAAGTCCAAGCAGTTCGCATGGCTACGGTCGCTTCATGTCGATGTGCAACGCAACGGCTACTACGCCATCGTGAGGCGGTCGGCCACGGACGGCAAGTCCCGTGGCAAGGAGTGGGCTTTCCTAGCCACCGAGGACGACCTGCGGGCGTTCCAACTCAAGCATGAGGTGTCCAACTTCTTCGTGTTCCTAGACTCGGGTGACGGCCCGAACACCGATGCCGTCTACCGCCTGTGCGCCAAGTACGGCTGGAACGCCACCAAGGGTTCGGGTCAGAACGAGTTTGCTTGGCGTATCCAGACCCCCTACGGCGTGAAGGTGGCCTACCGCCCGTACTCCCGCGCCAAGGTCATCCAAGTCGGCGCGCAGTCCTGCAAACTGTTCATCTACTCCAATCTGGTGTTCAAGGACGCCCTTGCCCGCCTACGCAGGGCCGGGGCGCACACCTACCCCGAGGACTTCGGGGATGAGTACCGCAAGCAGATGCAGTCCGAACACCGCACCAAGACCGCCGCCGGAACACCCGTCTGGGTGCCTATCGGCGACCGCGCGAACCACCTTTGGGACTGTGAAGTTCAATGGGTGCTGTTCGGGATGATGTCCAAGATCATCGGCAAGGGTAAGAACAAGGGTGCTACGGTAGCCGAAGAAAAACCTGCGGTCGAAGCCGAAACCGCTTGACCTACCACCTCGCAAGGGTAGATTTCCGTCAAGTCGGCGGTTCACGATCATGGGGTGTCATTGGTGGCTCTGGTGACGCAAGGTGGTGAACCGCCGACCCTTTACATTTGGCTAGTTTCAAATGGCGCGCGCTACTGGCATTTTCACGATTTTGTCCGTACAGGACATCGAGGACATCGTTGCCCGCGCCGTTGCCCTGCTCAAAGAGGGCAAGACCATGATGGAATACACCGACTCCGGCACCACCGTGGTGAAAGGTTGGCCGCTGGACATCCAGACGGTGATGCTTGAGGCCCGATACGCCCTGCAACTGAAAGACCCCCAGAAGTATGGGCAGGTCGATAAGGTTCGTGTCTACAACGGCCTTAACAACTTCCGTTCGATGTAATGCGAAAGAAAACCGAGAAGAACAAGTCCCCCGTAGCCCGCAAGTCGAAGCCTGTGCTTCCGACCGCAGGCAACACGATCCCGCAGAAGCAGGCGGCGGCTGGCCCGGGCATCTTCTCCAACTTCGAGTCGGCGAAGTTCAGCAACAAGCGTTCTTGGATTTGGTCGTCTTGGCCGCAGGACTTCAAGAAAACCATGACGGTGTTCGACCGCATGGAGACCACCCGCAGGATGCGGTACTTGGAACTCAATGCGGGTCTGGTTCGCCAAGCCATCGGGGACATGGCACTTTATTCGGTCGGTTCCGGCATCAAGGCGCAGGCGGAGTCCGGCGATGAGGTCTGGGATGACGCCGCCGAGCAGTACTTCCGTGAATGGGCTTCCAAGAACAGCGACATCACGGGTCGTTATTCCTTCTTTGAACTCCAGCACATCGTATGCCGTCTGATGGATCGTGACGGCGAGTGCTTCATCGTCAAGACCCGTGGCCCCGGCGGTGCGCCCAAGTTGCAGGTCATCGAGAGCCACCGTGTCGGCAACGCCGCCTCTGGCGCGCCGCCTCCCGGCATGGTGGACGGTATCATGTTCGGCCCCTACGGTGCGCCGGAATACTACAACATCCTGCGTTCGGACGGCTCCAGCCGACAGGTTCCCGCCAACGCCGTCCTGCACCTGTACGAGCCGGAACTGGCGTCTGGCGCGCGCGCTTACAGCCCGCTTCAGCACAGCATCAACAACCTCATCGACATGATGGAAATCCTGTCGCTTGAGAAACTGGCCGTTAAGACGAACAGCGACATCACCCGCACGATCACCCGTGAGAACCCGCAGTTCGATGGCTCGCAGTCAGACTTTGAAGCCTTCGGGATGCGTCCGCAGGACTACGGCAACAACGGTCTGACCGACCCCAACGAAGCATCGACCTTCATCGGCGGCAAAATCCTGTCTCTGGCACCCGGCGAGAAACTGGAGTCCTTTGAGTCGAACCGCCCGAACAGCACCTTCACGGGCTTCATCGACCACCTCATCCGTGACTCGCTGTCCGGCTTCCTGCCCTACGAGTTCACCTACGACCCGACCAAGATCGGGGGTGCGTCAGTGCGACTGATCATCGCTAAGGCCGACCGCAAGTTCCAGCACCGTCAGAACATCCTCATGCAGAGGTTCCTCACCCCGGTGTGGGGCTATGTCATCGGCAACGCCATCAAGGACGGCATCCTGCCCTCCAACGACTACTGGCATCGGGTCAACTGGACGACTCCCCGCCGTGTCACCGTGGACACCGGGCGCGATGCAATCGCCAACCGCGCCGACATCAAGGCTGGCCTCAAGACTTGGACTTCGCACCAACTGGAGATGGGCCTCGACCCGAAGGCGGTCGCCCGTGAGTTGTTCGCCGAGAAAGCCCACTTCAAGGAACTGGCCGATGAGTTCGACCTGCAAGTTTCCTCCGCCATCATGCCCGAGAATGTCGCGCCCGCCGATGTGGACGCCGCCTACCAGAGCGATGACGAGAAGGAGAAGCAGGCGATGGACGATGGGGAGAAGGTCGAAGCCGACCCCACCGACCCGAATGTTGGCCCCGACCCCTTGAACGACCCTTCCGATGAATAACCTTCACGCCGCCTACCACAACGGGACTCCGATGCTCATCGAGTCCCAGAAGGCCAAGTCTCACCTCGATAGGGTCGCCAAGTTCGACCCTTCCGCCATCCAAGCCAACTCGGACATCGAGGAAACGCTTGAGATGATCTTCGGCCCGCGCCCCCAGATGGCGAAGAACGGCGGTCTGGCCGTCATCCCCATCAAGGGGGTCATCGGTTCCGGCATCTCGGAAATCGACAAGATGACGGGTTCATGCGACATCGAGGACATCGAGGAAATGCTGGAGGACGCCGAGCGTGACGACAATATCAAGGTCATCATCTTCGATGTGGACTCCCCGGGCGGCACCGTCACGGGTGTCCCCGAACTAGCCAAGCGCATCCGCAAGTGCAAGAAGCGGACGATCGGATGGACTTGCAAGCAGGCTTGCTCCGGCGGCTACTGGCTCCTGTCCCAATGCGATGAGGTCTGGGTCAGCGGTTCCTCGCTGGTCGGCAACATCGGTTGCTTCATGGGCTTCCTCAACGAGAGCAAGGCTTTCGAGATGGAAGGCTACAAGGTCGAGTTGTTCAAGTCTGGCTGGGCGAAGGCCGCTGGCTACCCCGGCACCGACATGACCCCCGAACAGAAGGCTCTGTTCAACGCCGATGTGAAGGAAACCCATGACTGGTTCATCCAAGATGTCCTGTCGGTGCGATCTATGGCGAAGGTCGAGGATATGCAGGGTCAATGCTGGTCTGGCCGTCTCGCCGCCGCCAAGATGCTGGTCACGGGTATCAAGGACACTTTCGACGACCTGCTGATGTACATCGGCGAGGAATACTACGAAGCCTTTGAAGGCGCGGAACCTTCCGTGGGCAAGATTGCCACCTACGCGCAGGCTATTTCCGCCGAAGTCACCCCAGAACAGGGCAAGGACGAGGACGGCACCACCCCCATCTCCGGCGACAAGAAAAAGAAGAAGTCAGATGATGAGGAAGATGAGGATGAGGACGAAAAGGAGTTGCCCGATGACCCCGGCTGTAAGCCCGTCATCACGGACGAGAAAACCAAGTGTCCTTGACAAGTTGCTAGTTGCAGAATGAGCAAACTGTCTCTGGAAGAACGCTTCAACGCCCTCCAAGCCGCCTTCACGGGCAAGACCACCGAGGTCGAGTCCAAGGTTGCCGAGGTTTCCGCCCTCACCGCCAAGATTGGTGAACTCGATGCGGTGGTCGCCTCCAAGGAAGCCACCCTCATCGAACTGAACGCCAAGTTCAGCGAGGTCAGCGACAAGTTCGCCGCCTCCGAGACGCTCATCGCCTCCCTTCGCTCCGAACTGGAGCAGGTCAAGGCTTCGCATGAGTCCGCTGGCAAGAAGGCCGCCAACATCGTTGCGGCTGTCGGCGTCACCCCGGTCGAAGTCTCCCCCTCCGATGTCGTGGCTACCGCCAAGAACGACCAAGAGGTTGCCGATGAGTGGGTCGCCCTCAAGCAGAAGGACGCCAAGGCCGCTTCCGCCTTCTACACGGCGAACCGCCCCGCCATCCTGCGCGCTTCCGGCCTCAAGTAATCTTTCCCCTTTCACCCCTTAACCCCGTAAAATACTAATATGTCGAACTCCATTGGTGGTCTTACCCTCCAACTCGTTGCCGAGGAAAGCCTCCGCACCCTCGTCCCCGAACTCGTCCCGCTGACCAAGATCGCCGTGACGGACTTCGGTTCCTATGTCGCCGAGCGCGGCTCCACCGTCCACACCCGCTACGCTGGTTCCTTCACCTCCACGAAGTACAACCCGGCCAACGGCTATGTGCCGACCAACGCCACCTCGACCGATGTGGCGATCACCCTTGAAGAACCCGACTATGTTGATGTCGCCTTCACGGACTTCGAGGCTTCCACGCTCTCCCTTGAGCGTCTCCGCCGCCTGTTCATGGCTCCGATGGCTAACGCCATCCAGTTGTCCCTGTTCAACGCCGTTCTCGGCAAGGTGACCAACGCCAACTTCGCTTCCAAGGCTTACAACGGTACGCAGGCTCTGTTCGACCGCAAGGCCGTTGCCGCCGCCGCCACCAATCTCACCAAGGCGAACCTGCCTCACAACGATCGCGCCCTCCTGCTCTCGCCGGACGCGCTCGGCCAGTTGGTGCAGGATCCGTCCGTTGCCCAGACCTTCTCGTATGGCGTCTCCGATGTCATCCAGAACAACGCCATCGACAAGAAACTTCATGGCTTCTCGGTCAGCGAGTTCAACGGCTTCGCTGGTCTCGGCACCCCGACCTCCGAAGGTCTGAACGGCATCGCCTCCTGCAAGGAAGGTCTTGTGATCGTGACCCGTGTTCCTGCCAGCCCCACCACGGGCGGTGGCGAGCAGATGAATGTGACCGACCCCGAGTCCGGCTTCACCTTCGCGCTCCGCTACTTCTACAACTGGCAGATGGGTACCCACAATATGCAGGCCGTCTGGCTTCAGGGTACGGCTGTTGGCAACCCCAACGCCCTCCAGCGCATCATCTTCACCGCCTAATCAGCGGTCAGTTTCGGGGGCGGTCTACCGACCCCAATGCGACAATGCCGAGAGGCCCGCTTCCCAGCCAAGGGAGGCGGGCTTCTCCCTTTGTTGACAATCCGCTAGTTGCAGATGGCAGACCTACCCGCAGAATGGGCTTCCGATGCCCTTGAGATTGTCGGGGAAATCCCGAAGGCGGTCACCGTGAAGAATGTCCCGGGCGGTACGCCTGTGCCTCTCAACGCGCTGATGAGCCAGCCCGCCATCATGCAGGACTTGGAGACGGGTGGCTTCACCTCGTCCACCTCGTTTGATGTGAAGTTCCTGCGGTCTGGTCTGGTGGCCCATCCCGGTCTGGTCGCCCACGGCAACATCATCGCCTACAACGGAGAGCAGTTCCGCATTATGACTGTCACCGACCGACCTCCCTCGGCGTGGGTGATCGCCAAGGTGCAGACGCTGGTGCAGTAATGGCGTTTAGGATTACGGTTCAGAAGGGTGTCCGTATTGACGCTACCCTGTATGCCACCCATGTGGCTATGTTCTGCCAAGTAATGCGTAAGACTATGGCAGAGGTCGTGAAAGAAGAAGCGCGCCTGCTTGCCCGTGACGCCTGCGACATGGCCCCTCCTTTCTCTGGTTCGGAACCAAAAATCACCAAGGGGGGCGAAGGTGGTTTTGGTAATAAGGCCCGTGACAAAGGGCGCGCCGCCGTCAACCGGGACATCCGCAAGATTTTCGCGCCGCTTGACCAAGCCTCCGGTGGTCTTATCGCCGCCAAAGGAAACGCATACATCTTCCATCTTTGGGTCGAGTCCAAAATGGACAAGAACCCTCCTTCGCTTCCTTCTTGGATCATCAACGAAAGCAAAGAAACTGGAGGGCTGTTTGGCCTTGATATTTACAAGCGTTTCGTGGAAAGCCGTCATGGTAATTTTTCGGGTAATGGTAATGTCATGCTCAATGAGTCCGAAGGTCAGATTGCCGCCATCCATAGGCTTGTCCGAGGTAAGCCTCATTACTATGTAGGCAAGAACCGAAAGCCGGACTTCTACATCCACGATTGGAAAATGGTTGAGAATTACATCAAAAAGACCCAACAGCGCGTAGGCAAACTCAAGGCTGGTTGGTATCACGCAGGGCTTAAACTTGGCCCTATGCCTACCTCTGGATGGATCAAAGACCAAGGTTCGTCCAACGCAATACTACGAACCAACCTTTCTGGGCCAAATCCTCAAGTTCGCATCGGCAACGCCATCGCAAAGGATGTCCGGCAAGGATGGCATCTGTTCCAGAAGGCTTGGAACCACCGTGGCTACGCCATGCGCGTCCGTATGCTCAAGATGTTGAGTGGTACAAAAAACCACGGAACCCTTATGCAACTTACACAGAAACTAAAAGGTTTCGATGTGAAACAACTTCCACAATGAGCATCCCGTTCTACTCCGCCCGAACCATCGTTGAGGAAAAGGTGCAAGCCTACCTCGCCGCCGCCCTCACCGGGGTAGCCGTCCACAAGGGCATCACACCCGAAACCAAGGTCATCCCATTGGTCACGGTCTACGCCAAGGCCAGCCGAGCCGCCGATGCCCTCGGTAGCCACCCTTACGGCAACTATACGGTGACCCTTGAAATCGGGGTCTATTCGTCCGCCGATGACGATAGCCTAGATCAGCACCGCACCCGGGTTCAGACCGTCCAGAACTACATGGCCGACAAGACGGCACTCAAAGCCCTTTGGACGCTCAACACGGACGGTCTTTTGTACGACCTCTGGGTGACCCAAGACGAGGAAGGTATGCACCAGCGCAAGTACGGCAACCTGCTGGAATACACGGTGTTCGTGATGCTCCCCCCGGCTCCTTGACAACCTGCTAGTTTTAAAGACCTCCTATGGCAAACCCTATCGAGTACGGCGTGGCCTTGTTTTTCGGCCTTCGTGATGATGTCGCTTACATGGTCGTTCAGTCTGACGACTTCTCCCAGTCACTTGCTCTCGATGTCGAGGTTGCTGACGAAAATGGCGTTGTGATTACCAATCACCTTAACGATCGCCGTATTGAGGTGACCCTTGACGGTGTTCTCAAGGTTGGCGAGACCATCCCCCTTATCGGTACCCAGTTCATCTACGATAGTGTCCAGTACATCATCAAGTCGATTGACGACAAGGGTGTGAACAAGGACTACCGCAAGGTCACCGTCAAAGGTATTAAGTACCAAGAGATCGCCTAAACGGGCGGCATCCCGAATGGATGCGCGCTACCTAAAGGCTACGACCGTCATCCCGCTGGATGTAAAAGTCTGCGGGAGGCGGTTGCTTCCTTTCTGCCTCCGCCACCGGGTGCAGATGGAGTCCATCCTTTCACCGTTTCTTAAATACGAAAACAGTCAGTTCAAGGCTATGGATGTGATCATGGCCGTACGCATCATGTCCACCTTCGACAAGGTTCGTATCAACGCTCCTCTGACTTTTCGTGAAAAGTTGCATTACTTCTGGCTGAACACCAGCCGTGATCGTTTGGCGCGGGCTGTCGGGCGCGTACTAGGCATCATCATGGAGTCCTGCTCGTATCCTAAACTCTGGTCGAAGCAGGAGAAGAAGTCCAAGGAGAACATCCCGTGGACTCTGGCTTGCGTGGCGAACAATGTCCGGCATGGTTGCAGTCTTGAGGAAGCGTGGACTATGCCGGAAGGTGAAGCCGTCTGGATGAGCATCTCCCACGGCATCTACAACGGATCAGACTTGCAGGTGGTGTCTACGGACGATGAAAATATGCTTAACGACTTCGACAACATCATCAACCGCTTCAAGGAGAAAAAGAACTAATGGCTTCAGGTGAAATCGCAGTAGATGTAAAAGCAGACACCACTCAACTTGAGAAGGGTCTGAACGATGTCACCAAGGAGGCGGCAAAGACTGGCAAGGAAGCGCAAGTCAAGGCCGGAGGTTTCATGTCCCAACTAGGCACCGCTTACGGTGCTGTTTCTAGTATTTTTAGTGCTATGAAGGCAGGCGTGGACTTCATTATGAAGTACGCCGAGATTGCGCGAGAACTTCGTAATTTGTCTGTATCGACAGGCATCCCTGTTGCCGATCTGCGAAACTTCCAACTCCAAGCACAAAAGGCAGGTATCAGCACACAGGCGATGGCCCACAGCGTTGCCGAGTTCAACAAGAACATGGGACGAGCCAAGATTGCTGGTTCCGAGGTCAATGCCCTTCTTGCCAAACTTGGCGTTGGATTGACCGACTTGAAGGACGGCACTTTCGATTACAAAGCCGCGCTGATGGCCCTAGCCGCCGCGCATGAAGCCGGAACTGACAGCGCGACCTTGATGCACTACGGCGTCCAGTTGTTCGGATCATCTTTCGAGCAGTTGCTTCCCCTAATCAAGCAGGGTACGGTTGATTTGAAGAAGGGTTCAGAGTCTCTGGTTGGTCTTAACAAAGACTCCGCCCGTGGTGCGTCTAGGTTTGCTGACTCTTGGGATGAGGCCATGCAGACAATCGAAAACAGTTTTATCAATGTCTTTGGCATTATTGCCAATGCGTTTAGTGATACATTGGACATCATTAATAATGATGTGCTTGCCTTGTATCACTCTGTTTTCTCGTCATCCCCGGAAACCCAAGGTAAGGATTTTGCCGATGATGTATTCAAGCAGATGTCCAAGGGTCTGACCAAGGAACAGCAGAAGGCTTATTTTGATGAGTTCGGTTCCTTGATGGGTGAAGAAGCCCGTAAGTTCTACGATCAGCGTATCAAAGAACTTACCAAGGTCGAAGGTAAGAAACTAACCCCGCAGGGTCTTTCCGAAGCCCAAGGTGCCTCAACCATTCAGCAGATGGGCGGCGGTGATTTCATTTCCGCCATCGCTTTTACCCCCCTTGAACGAATTGCTATGGCTACCGAACAGACAGCCAAGAACACCGAGAACATGAAACCCGGTAGCACCGTCCCAGAGTCTGAAATCAAGTTCAACCCCAACCTAGGCTTCTAATGCCCGACCCTATCATCAAATACGGAAACGACCTGCTTATCGAAAAGGTACAGCCGGGTTGGACTATCGACTCGGACGGCTTCGGTCTGCTCCAGTCATCCGTCACCTTCAAGATGGCCCGGGTTTATCTCGGCACATTCACCACGCAGTTCTATCGTGGTCAATCGCATCCTAGTCCCCTGTATCCGCAGTTGAAGTTGTGGCGCGCCGTCTTGACCGAGGAAAAAGGTGAGATCATCACCGTCAAGGCGGATTACTGCGGCCTTGATGCCAGCGTCAGCGAGCGTGGATACACGGTTCCCCAAGTTCAGATGACGGCGGCGGCGGCTTCGGAGTCCATCCAATCGCACCCGAACTTCATCCGTATCAACTGCACCAGCATCGCTGGTTCTCTGCCGTCCCAGAAACCGCTTGCCGGGTATCCGCCTGCGGCTGGCGGTTATGTTAAAGACCCTGTAAATAACCCTTTCCGAGCCGCTTGGACTCCCAAGACTGCTGGTGGCGGTGCCCTCAATAACTGCCAATTCATCGCTTTCTTGCCCAACCAAGAAACCGATGACATCACTCCGAACATCAAGGCTGGCATCAAGTCGTACTACAAGCCGCAGAACACACTTCGTGTCCTAACCTACTACTCCAACGCTGAAACGGCACTCGGTTTGTCGTCTTATGTCGGATGGGTCACCACGGGTGACGCTTACGCCCTGCCCAATGATTACAAGCGTCTTGGCAAACCGCAGGAAGATGGTGGCTATCCGGGCGGCATGAACTATGCGCCAGAATGGAAGAACAGGGTCAAGCCGAACTTCCTCGTCACCAATTGCTCGGTCGAACTGTACGGCACGATCTACAAGGTGACGACCGACCTCACCCTGTCTGGTCTTGGCGGTTGGGATCCCGATGTGTATCCCGTAATCCCCGGCGGCGGATGAAATCAATCTCTGGTTTCAACTCATCCGGGTACGGTTCGTTCGGAGAGAATGAACCCATCTCGTCCCGCGCCCTCAACCGAATGGCGGCGGGTATCGACAGGAATAGGACGATGTTCTCACAGGGCATCGAGTTCCAGTCGTCAATCGGAGGGGTTGGTTTCAGCACCACGCAAGAGGTCAACTTCAACACCTTCACGACTCCGTTCCAAGTATTCCTCACGGAGTCCGAAGGCTCGGCGGCGGTCGGTGTTGTTCCGGGTGCGGTCAATAATGTAATCCCGCTTATCAACGGGGTGATTATGACCAACCCAGCATACCCCCCTCTGCTGTTGCCGACCTCTGCCGGGGACTATGTGGTGACCATCAAGTGCAAGGCCGACCCTTCGCCTGCGTTTTTCCCCAAGTCTGACACCGAGATCAAGATTGAGTCATACCCTACCACGGACACGGACTCGGAAGGATACATCTCCTTGGCCTTCGTCACGGTCACGGTGACGGGCGGTGTGCCGTCCTACGCCATCAACCAACTGGTCAGCGGTAGCCTCTGGGCGGAGCGTCACAAGTACACCGAGCCGGACTCGGCATCCTACTTCTTCTACCGGGTATGATTGAGACCACACGACCTATGAGCCAAGGGAGACTCCCCGTGGCCGTAGGCAACGCCAGCGTCACAGTCGATGGTCTATATGGGCCTTACACGAACAGGGAGGTTTCTTTTCCTTCTTACCCGTTTGAGGTAAAGGGATACATCACGGAAGGCTATGGAAAGGACAGTACACTATCTCCTTTTGGATCAGTCGGAGGTTCGGTACAAGTACTATGGGAAAATCAGTTTGATGAAAGGATTGTTTCAGTTGGAAGTGATTACTTCGTATATAGAACTCCAAAGTTCCGTATTCTCGTAACACAAGATGATGTAATCAACCGAAAGTGGATTGGTGTCAGCATCACTTTGCGAGCCGAACAGACTACCGATGTTTATTCATATGTAGAACCCGGCCCTCCTGTTTTGGTGTCTAGCAACCCGACACCCCAGTTCTTTACATACACCTTTTCTTCGGCTGACGATCCCACGGTTGGGTCGCCAGATTACCTCCCCCCAAATACAACCAGCAAGGTCGTGCTTGGAAACGAGTTTCTGGCTAATTCTATCGTGTACACTAGTCTCACCCCTCCCGTTGCATACACCTTCACACAGGCCACTCCAGACGGTGCTGGAACCTTTCTGACATTCCGTTATATCAGCATAACCCCCCCTTGAGGCTGGTTTGACACTCGGCTAGTTGCAAAGCCCTATGGCAACGCCGACCTTTAGTTTTACCAAGGGGTCTACCCTCACGATTGGGGGGGTCTACACCCAGTCCAGCCCCGCCGCCCCCGCCAATCTGGACGGCATCGACCTGTATTGCACCGTCCGTGACTCCCGGGGCTACGAGTACCCCCTCACGGTCACCAAGGTCAGTTCCACGGAGTTCAACCTGTTCTACGCCAACACCGAGGACTGGCATTGGGGCATGGGGTTCATGGATATGCTGTTCGTTTCCAACGGGGTAGCCATCTACTCGGAAACCATCAATGTGGTCATCCTCAATAATGTGACCAAGAACATCTACACCTAATGGCAATCACCCTCACCATCTTGGAGTCGGCCAACATCGGGGTGAACCCGGTTGTTCCCGCCACGGTTGTCATCAACCCTGCCCTGCCTACTGTCGGGGCTACGGTCGATGTCGGCACCACGACCACGGGCGCGCCGGGTACCAACGCCTCGGTGGTCAACTCTGGTACGGCGGTCAACGCCGTGTTCGACTTCACCATTCCCCGTGGGGATCAAGGCATCCAAGGCATCCAAGGCATCCAAGGATTGCAAGGCATCCAAGGCCCGGTTGGTGCTACGGGCAACGCTGGTGCCGCCGCTACTATTGCGGTCGGCTCGACTGAAACCTTGGCACCCGGTTCTACCGCTTATGTGACCAATGGCGGAACCTCGTCTGCCGCAGTCCTTAACTTTGGCCTAGTCACGGGTCAGAAGGGAGACAAGGGTGATGACGGCGCGAATGGCAATGATGGTGCCGCCGCTACGATCAGCGTAGGCACGACCACGACTGGTGCGGCTGGCTCGTCCGCCAGCGTTTCCAACAGCGGTTCGTCCTCTGCCGCCATTTTCAATTTCACCATCCCCCGTGGCGACAAGGGCGAGACTGGCAACACGGGGGCCACGGGCGCGACTGGCCCGGGCGTGGCGGCTGGCGGCACCACGGGTCAAGCCTTGGTCAAGTCCAGCAACACCTCGTACGACACTACTTGGACGACCATCCAGACTGGTGACCGATACCTCACGACTTCGACCACCTCTCTGACGCTTTCAAACGGCTCAAAGACCCTCACGGTCGGCACCGGGCTGGCTTACACCACCCAGCAGGACTTGGTTATCGCCTATGATGCCAGCAACCATATGCATGGCATCGTCACCTCGTACAACTCTGGTACGGGCGCACTTGTGGCGGACATCCAACAGCACACGGGTGCTGGAACCTATGCCTTGTGGACGGTCAATGTCGGCGGCACCACCACGGCTGTCCTTCCCATTGGCGGCACGACCGGGCAGGTTCTCCAGAAGTCGTCCAACACGAACTATGATGTTTCTTGGACGACCCCGTATGCTGGTGCTGACGCTCTCAAGACGGCGAACAACCTTTCGGAACTGACTGCTACGGCTTCTACGGCGCGAACCAATCTTGGCCTTGGCACGATGGCTACGCAGTCATCCGCCTCTTACGCCCTGCTCGCCAGCCCGACCTTCACGGGCGTTCCTGCGGCTCCGACCGCCGCCGCAAACACGAACACCACGCAGATCGCCACGACCGCCTTCGTCACCACGGCTGTCAACCAGAAGGCCAATGTGTTCTCGCCTACCTTCACGGGTACCGTCACCATCCCTGCCGGGGCTAGTATCAGCGGTTATGCCACCATCGCTTCGCCTACCTTCACGGGTACGCCTGCGGCTCCCACGGCGGCTACCGCCACGAACACCACGCAGATTGCGACTACTGCGTATGTGAAGAACCAAGGGTATCTGACCACGGCGACTGCCGCCACGACTTACGCGCCGTTGGCCTCACCTACCTTTACGGGTACGGTCACTATCCCGGCAGGTGCGTCCATCTCTGGTTATCTTACCTCGGCAACTGCGGCTTCGACTTATCTTACCCAGACCAACGCCGCCAGCACCTACCAGACGCAAGCGGCGATGGGTTCGTATCTGACGACCAGCGCGGCGGCTTCGACCTACTACCTCCAGACGAACCCGGCGGGCTACATCACCTCGGCTTCGTTGACTGGCTACGCTACGGAGTCTTGGGTCAATTCACAGGGTTTCCTTACTTCGGCTTCGTTGACTGGGTATGCCACCGAGTCTTGGGTGTCATCGCAGGGCTACCTTACGGATGCTCCTAGCGATGGATCACAGTATGCCCGTCAGAACGGCGCGTGGGCTGTCGTGACTGGCGGCGGTGGTGGCGCAGTCTGGGGCGGGATCACCGGGACGGTGACCGACCAAACTGACTTGGTGACCTACATCACCGGGCTTGGCTACCAGACCGCCTCGGATGTCTCGACCTATGTGACTGGCTTGGGCTACCTCACGGACGCTCCGAGCGATGGGTCTATCTACGGTCGCAAGGACGGTGCGTGGGAGGTTGTCGCTGGCGGTACGGCGGCGGCAAATCAGTTGACCGCTGGTGTCGTGACCACCAATCCGACCACGGGGCCGACCGCTTCCGGCGATGTCCTGCAATACGACGGAACCAACCTCATCTGGGCGGCTGGTGGCGGTGGTGGCGGTGTCGCTTGGGGTGCCATCACGGGTACGGTCACCGACCAGACCGACCTTACCACCTATCTGTCTAGCAACTACTACCCGCTGTCGTCCAACCCTGCCGGGTATCTGACCAGCGTTCCTGCACCCAGCGTGACCAATGTGGATATTGGCGTTGGCAACTACACGCTAGTCCTTACTGATGGGGGGAATACTGTCAATATTAACGCCGGGGACGGATCATCTTCTGGATATGTAATCTACATTCCAGATAACACCAGCGTGGCTTTTCCCATCGGGACGCAGATTTTGTTCACCTGTTCAATGGCCTCTGGAACATCGTTCAACTACATCAACGGAGCGTCTGGAGTGACTGTCATTCAAGCCAGCAACGGCTTGAACGCAGGTTCCATGCGTAGGGCCGTCAAACTCGATACGGATACTTGGATGATTTCCTCTCAAATCTAATGCTCTACATCATCGCCATCATCCTGTCCCTGCTGGCGGGCTTCGCCTGCGGCGCGCTGTTCTACCGCAAGAACTCGGAACGCCTCAAGGCCACCGAGTCCGAAGGCAAGAAACTGCTGGAAGCCCTCAAGGGCAAGTAGACCATTTGACGATGCGTCTGATTTTGGTATTGTGCCTGTTCGCCCTTACCGGGTGTCCGACCGTCCCAGATACCAAAGGCACAGGTACCCCGACCGCCGAACTCGGCACTCTGGGTACCCAGATTGACAAGGCCGATCAGCGGGTAGCCGCCAGCATCGCCGTGGCCTCCGAGAACTCGGACAAGCCCGCTGTCGTCAAAGCCGAACTCGGAGTGGCCTCCGCCTACCTGCCCAAGCCCGACCAGACCCACATCGACTATGTGCGGAACCGGGTCGCCCGTAATAACCCGGAGGAATACAAGCGCGCCGAGGATGCGGGCCGCAAACTTTTGGCGGTCATCGACTCCAACTGGGCGAAGGCCGAGGCCGAAGCAAAGGCGAACAAACTAGCCCTCGACAACGCCAACAAGCAGATCACCAGCCTCAAGGCGGAGATTGCCCAAGCCAAGAAGGACATCGTGACTTGGACTTGCGCGGGCATCGGTGCCTGCCTAGCCCTAGCCGCCGTTGTCCTGTTCTGGCTCCGGCAGGTCTTGGGGGGTATCGCCGCCGCCACGGGGTCTGCCTGCCTGCTGGCCTACCCCTCCCTAGTCGAGACTCCTTGGTTCCTGCCCCTGCTTGCCTCTGTGGGCGGGGTTTGTGTTGTGATGGGGGGTTGGTATGCCTTGAGCCACCAGAAGCCCGCCACGCCCTGCCCAGACACCCATTCCGATGAGCAGAAGCCGCCGCATCAAGGTAGTGTTTGAGGAACTGGGGGATAACCCCCCTACCAACCGAAACTCGACCAACTTCGGGGAACTGGACACCAAGACTGGGGTGGTATCCGTAGACCCCCGACAGCCCCCCTCCGAGATGCTGGATACCTTCGTCCATGAGTTCCTTCATGTAGCCTTTCCACGGATGTCCGAGAACGAGGTAGCCCGCGCCGCAACCCTCATTGCCGACAACCTCTGGCTCCAAGGCTACCGCCGTAAATGACCCCCCCTCCCACCAGCATGGGGCCGGACGACATCAGCCCCGAGGTCAAGCAGGCTGGTATCGCTGGCTTGCTGGGCATGATGGGCATGACCGTGAAGATCATCCTCACGGACGAAAAACTGAAGGTCGGCAAGGTGCTATCCCATCTGTTCGTGGCCTGCGCGGTCGCCATCTTGTCCGGCTTCGCGCTGGAGGAATATGTCCCCAACAAGAAGATGCTCTGGGCGTTCAACGGTCTGTCGGGCTACATGGCCTTGCAGATCGTGGCATGGGCGGAAGGCGTGGTCAAAGCCAAGTTGCAGGGCGAACTGAACAAGGTCGAGAAGGCCGCAGGCATCACCAAGAAACCCAATGGAAAACGACCCGCTAAAAAGAAGCGTTGATACCAACCTGCTCTGGGCTGTGACCATCCTCACGGTCGCCGCCGGGATGTCCGCGCTGGGGTCGGCTTGGATTTGCGACTCGGTGCTGTCCGCCTTCGGCAACTCGCAGACGATGGCCCTCATCATCGTGGACGGCGGCAAGGAACTCAAGTCGGACGATGCCAACCTAGAGCGTCAGTTGTCCACCGCCACGGTAGCCTTGCAGACCATTAGGGATCTGGGCTGGGCTTTGGCTCTGGGCTGTTTCGGTGTGCTTGGGGCGGTAGGCTACCGCATCTGGAAACAAAAAGCCCCCAAGGACTCCTAGGGGGCGCAATCGACATATGCGGGCTGATATGTCGATTAGTCGGACTTGGTGCCTTGGTAGAACAGCGCGGGGCCGATCTTCTTCGGCTTGATGATGCCGTTGGTCACCATCGCCTTGATAAGAGCCTCGGCTTGGTCTAGTTGCAGGGTGTACTCCCGGGTCAGTTCGTCCAGCAGAGCCTTGCGGCTGATGGTCGGCTTCGTGGCAAAGTGCTGATACTGCTGACCGACCTTGAGCAACTCGAAGCCCTCGACCATCGGGGCGACCTCCCACAGCACCTTGTGGTCGGCGTGTTTCAACTTGAGCGACAGCGTGGGCTTGCCGTCCACCGTCCGCATCCCAGCCAACTTGCCGCGCTTCGTAAGGTTGAACGAGAAGATGGGCTTGTCCTTGGACTCACGGCGGACGCTGATGATGGCCCTCGCCCAGTTCACAAGTTCCGAACTCCCCAGACCGCTGTACGCCATGTCGCTGATGGTCTGCTCATCGGTCGTCTCCTTGGGCTTCGGCTTACCTTCGTGGTGGATGAACACCATGATGCACCCCGTCTCCTGCAACACGGGCTGGACGAGGTTCCGTAGGAAGTGGGAGCAGACATCCTGCTTGGACAGGTCGCCACCCACATACGAGAGCAACGGGTCTGCCACCAAGACATCGAGTTTGAGCCGGACGATGATCTTGCGGCACAGGTCAACGAAGTCCTTGCCCGTCTTGCTGGCCTCCGTGAAGAACCGCAGGTTCTCCCGGCACAGCGCGCGCTCGTCCGCCGTCAGCATCATCCCACTCGACACTCCTTGAAAAGCCTCCGCAAGATCGCCCATATCGCACTCCGCTTGCACCACGCCGATGCGGAGAGGTCGGATGACAGGGATGCCGAACAACTCCCGTCCGACCGCCCACGAAGTTGCCATCTGCATGACGAATGATGACTTTCCAATACCCGACTGGCCTGTGACAAGAAGGCTTCCACCTCGGCAAAGGTACCGACCATGACCAATGACATGGTTCGGGTCGTTCTTCGTGTCGTAGGTCTCAAGCGTGTCCGTACGGATTTCATCGGGAGTATCCTGCCCTTCGCGCCAAGCGATGAAGGCGTCCCAGTCCTCGGCCCCGACATTGAAGGCGAGGATGCGTTGCTCTTTCTCGCCGCGCTTGACCCCACCGAGGCGGCTCCAGCGGGACGGGTTCTTGTTCTGCGGGTCGGGTTCATGGTCGGCTAGGTATTCGTAGATGGTGTTGCGGCGTTCCTCCCATTGGGCTTTGTCGGCGGCATCGACCCGCACCCAAGCGTGGACTGACTTGCCGCCGGAGTCCACCAGCAGGCTGATGGGCAGGTTGGACTGCTGGAAGATCGCCATCTGCTCGTCCTTGGACTTCTTGTCGAACTCGACCAGAACATGACGGTAGCAGGACACGGCGGAGTCGGTGCCGCTGAAGTCATCCTTGGTGAACGGGTTGATGCGTATCCAAGCCCCCTGCTCCGACTCGGCAAAGTGCTTGCCACGGGTCGCGCCCGGGCCGAAGAACTTGGTCAGCCACTCGGCGCGGGTGATGAAGATGCCCTTGGAGGCCGGAAAGTACCGCCCATCCTCCGACTGGCCCGCCTCGTTGGTGATGCAGATTACATCCTCATCCTTGAAGCAGTTGAGCAGGACATCGGCGGTCGTGTACGGGGTCTGGGCATCGACCATCTGGGCGACCACCGCCGGGTCGAACACGAAGCGACCGTTGGCACCGACCTTGCGTTCCTTGCCCGCCGTCAGCCAGCCCTTCGGCTTCTCATGCGGCTTGACGAAGGCATCGTTCAACTTGTGGCGGAGTTCTTTCTCCGACCACGGCGGCGAACAATGCGACCTATTCCATTCGTTCAACAGCGTCCAAGCGTCATCGTAGCCGAGGTCGAACCCGTTGGCGAGGATGCTGGCGGCGCGGTAGGTGGCGGGGTGTCCGCCCTGCCCGGAGTTGGCGGGAGGTAGTTTGGCAAGGTAAGCCCTCGCACCCGAGATGCGGTCTTGGATGGTCATCGGGTCTTGGCGTAGGAAACCTTGAAGCCGTTGCAGGCGAGTCCGATGATGTTGTAATCGACCCACTCGATAGCGGTCTGCTCGTCCCAGTCGTGCAAGTCCATGCAGACCTTGACGAGCAGATCGTAGTGATAGGTGAGGCAACCGTCTTTGCTACGCTTGACGATGGCCTTCTTGAAAGCCGTGTGCGGCTCAAGTTTGATGTAGGATTTCATGGTGGCAAGGCGGACTCTGCCCGCCGACACCACGCCGTCAACCGTAAAAGGTTATCATCGTAATCCGACCCCGCACCTCGCGCCGCAGACGCACCGCCTTCAGTTTCCCGGCCTTGACCAGATCGTTCAGATGCCGCCGGGTCTGCGACCTCTGCAAGTCAAACTGCTTCGCCCAGCCGTTCACATCCAGATACCCGGGCGGCGGCTCCTGCTTGGTCTTGTTTCGCAGGCGGGCGATTTCCTCCAGCAGACGCTGGGCCTTTACAGCGGTAGTTTCCATGTGTCGGAGAAGTCGTGGATGTGCAGTTTCGGATGCAAGGACAACTCGTTGTATTCGCCGTAGACGAAGCCTTGCGACCAAGCCAGCGTACTGATGCGCGTGTTGGCGTATTCCATCGCCCCCCGGCGGGTCAGCGTCCCGACCGAGATGCCCAGCGAAGGCGTGAAGGTACGGCCAGCCTGTATGCTGGCCTTGTGCGTGTGGGCGAAGATGACATTACCGTAGACCCCCGCCATGTCCCGCGCCGAGTTCTCGTTGTAGATCGTGCCGTGGGTGAAGGTGTAGTTCGCCAACTTGTAAGCCTGCCAGACCCCGGTGTAGGGGATGAGTTGGGCGTGTAGTTTGAGGCAGGTCGCTTCGATGGCCTCGATGCTCGTCTCCGCCGCCATGACCCGCAGTTCGTTGTTGCTCCGGCGGTCACGCCACAGGCGCGCCTCATGGTTCCCGCACAGCACCGTGGTGCATTGGAGGTTGGTGAGGAACTCAAGCCCCCCCATGAGGTCGGGCTTGATGGCATCCCCTTCGCCGTTGGAGCCGCCCATGAAGGGCGACATATCCGTGAAGTCCCCGAGGTGGATGACCTCATGCGGACGGTACTGCTCCCTAAACCGAAGCACCGCCTCGACCGCCAGCGGGTCGGCGTAGATGCCGTGGGAGCAACCCACCGCCATGAACCGCCGCCACGGGGACACGATGTTCATCGGCGCAGGTTCTTCCTGTTCATGTCCAGATAGACAGGCTCGGTGGCCGACCTACGCTCGACCAAGTGATCGAGGGCCAGCAGGATGTCCACCGCCTTGTTGGGGCTGATGGAGATGTGGATGTTTCTCCCGATGGATTGCCCAAGGGTGCGGCGAAGCGCGAACACCCCCTTCACGACCCCTTTAGGGAGCGCGGCGAGGGGGATGGGAAGGGGGGTAGTACCGGGAGAACTGTTTGTCATGGAGTTGCCAGAAGTGGATGGGCTTGTGCTTGATATGGGGGTAGACATCGGTGAGCCACTTCCAGATACGATAATCCCAGCAGAACCAGTTGCCGCCTTCCCAGTTGTCGGCGGTGAGTTCCGGGTTCTCGACCTTGCCGTTCTCGTAGACGGCGAACAGGGCGTGGCGGGGTACCTTGTCACGGTAGGCTTGGAGGGCAAGCGGAGGGTGGGTCATTTGATGCGCGGCTTGTATCCGATCTTGGCAAACAGTTCGTCCCGCATACGGCGGGCTTCCTCGATGTCCTTGGACAACTTGCGAAACTCCTTCTTGCCGTCAATAACCCAAGCCACATACCAAGTCTGCGAGTTCTGGGTCTTGAAAAGGTTGCGGTTCGGGTTGTTGGCTACCTTGTCGAAGTAGTTTTCGGATACCGGGGGGGTACCGTAGCCGACATTCATCAAGGCCAGAACTTTCTCGACAGGCATCCCGAGGGACTTGGCGCGCTCGTTGACGGTGGCGGAATATTCGGCGGTGGCTAGGGAGCCATGGATAGGGTATTGGGTACTCATTTTTTCTGGGGGTGGAAGTTGGGTTTGCCGATGGAAGCGTCCCGCCAGTCGTTGTAGGCTTGGATGAGTTCATCGGAAGCCGCGCCCTTGAGCATGA